TCCAGGGCACGCCATGCTGCCGGATCAACTGCGCGATCTCATCCCGACTGCCCGGAGCCGGCCAGCCCTCGGGCCACCGGATCTGGCTGAACTCCAGCGCCACCGGCGGCCTGTCCACCAGCACGCTGTACTCGCACCCGCTCGGGTGCACGCCCTTGACCGTGCTCAGGTTCCCCGTACTCCGCCACTCATACAATGGCTTACCCAGCAACCGATCACCCACCTGGACCATCTCGGTCGTGCTGCGTTCCGCGCACGGCCCCGGGTACTTGCCCGTGATCCTCACGCCAATCTGTGCGCCCCTTTTCCCCTTCCACCTTGCCGACCCCTGCAGCACCGGGTTGACCCTCAGGAACGCCTCCAGACTCCCCTCATCGTCGAAGTCTATCGCACACAGCCCACCGGAGAACTCCCCGAGCCTCACAGCCACGTTCCCGTGCTCGAGCATGACCCGGTAAACATCCCTCTTCGTACTCTCCATGGTCTCTTGGGTGTACTTGACCATCGGAATCTTGGTCCCCGGGCTCTGCGGCACCAGGAACAGCGGCGTGCCCAGCCAGCCCTCAATCTCTTGCGTCGTCATCATACCTCTTCACGCCTTTCAAACCGCAACGCCTCCTCGCTGATGAACCAGCCCTTTGGCCACTCGGTCAGGTAGATCCCGCCCAGTGTCCGCACTCGGCTCAGTGCCACGTAGGCCTGCCCGGGCTCCCGGGCCGCCCGTATATCAATCCTCGCGGCATCCAGGGTCAGTCCCTGCGCCCGGTGTATGGTCATCGCGTAGGCCAATCGGAGCGGGTATTGTTGGACGGTCACCCCCAGACTCTCAAAGAACCATTTGCGCCGACCCAAGCAAATCTTCTCACCGCGGCTCTCGACCACGATATCCCCACCCCGAAACTCCACTACCCGGCCCACCTGCCCATTGTAGAAGCCCTGCTCCGCATCGTTCGCGGTAAACATCACGGCAGCCCCGGGCTTCAACTGCAGCACCCGCGGCGTGCTCATGTTCTTGGTGGCGAACTCCACCGCCTGATCCACGCCCCTGACCTCGGAGTCAAACACAGCAATCGGGCCATCTATCGAACTCAGCCGATAATTATTCCACTTATCCACCTGCACGTTGTGCGTCATCAGCCGGGTAATGTGCTCCGGCGGGTTCATCCTGAGCGCACTCCGCAGCAGTTGGTTGTCCCGCGGCTTCATCCTGCCCACCCGGAACCCGCTCAGCATCTCGATGAACGGCAGATCATTCTGCCTCCGCACCTTCTCGAGCTTGATCGTCTTGAAGTCGGCCTCCTCCCAAGCCTCACTCAGGAACGCCCAGTCGTAGGGCTTGCTCTGGTCGGTCCTGACCGGCGGCAACTGCAGGAAGTCGCCCAGAAAGATAACCTGTAACCCGCCGAAGGGCCTGCTGTCTTCTCTGATCCGCTTCACCCAGTAGTTCAGGAAGTCGAGGTGCCTTCCTGCCATCATGCTGATCTCGTCGACCACCAGCACCTCGGTGCTCCGCACCCGCTTGCGGGCTCCATGAATCGAAGGCTGCTCCTCCAGCCGCTCGGCAGCCTGCAGGAAGTCCTCGCCATCCTGCGGCCCCAACTGCATCCCGCACCATCTGTGCACGGTGGTCCCGCCCACGTTCAGCGCGGCAATGCCTGTCGGGGCCGTGATAGCCACGTCCCGGACTCCTTCCACCCTGCTCAGGAACTCCCGCAGCAGCGTGGACTTGCCGGTGCCCGCCTGCCCTGTGAGGAAGACGTTCCCGAAGGATTTTGCCCAGACCATGAAGCGGTCCTCGGGCGTCGGATCAAAGTCGTCCTCGATCACATGGACAGACGGGCTCGTAATCATCGGATCAGTAGGTCGGGATAAGGATGTCGGAGACCTTCTGCGTGAGTTCCACGTCGCGCAGGCAGTAGGCAATAGCAGCCTCGCGGTCGGTCTTGAAGAGCTCGTGGAAGTGCGCCCCGTTGCCAGCCTTGTCGCCCAGCCCGAGGTGCCTCGAGATCGCAGCCAGACTGCCGTGCGCCCGGCTGTCGCCTAGCTGCCACACCTCGCGCAGATCCACGATCAGGTCGGTCCAATACCTGCCATTGCGCATCCAATAGGGCACAGTGATCCGGTGCTTCCAGGACCGCTTGAACAGGAACGGCAGGTCGAACGGCTTGGTATTGAATCCGATCAACTGCGGCTTGCGCTCGAAACTGTCGAGCAGCGACCAGAACTGCAGCAGCATGGCCTTCTCGCCATCCGTATCGGCGCAGAGCACCGCGGGCTGCTCATGCTCGACACGGTATCCGATGGCCAGTACCTGGCCGCTCAGGGCATCCAGTGCCGCGTTCTTGATGTAGTCGCTGACGTGGTTCTCCTCGGCCCGCTGGATCTTCTCCGCGATGATGTCCGGGTTCTTGATGTTGCCCAGCTTGACCGCAGCGGGGTCAAACGGTGGGATGACCAGCTCCGTAATAGGGAGCGGTCCTGTCTCGATGTCGAAGTAAATACGTGGGTTTGCTGGCATAATACTAAAACGGTTTGGATTGGTAGTTGTGCGTTTGTCAGCGGATGCGCACCCCCCGCTTGTCCATGAGTCCCCAGCAGCAACGGGCTGCCGGGAAAGTTGTCAGATCTGCTTCCCGCAGTGCGGGCACAGCTTGGGTTCTTTGGGCCTCTTCAGGAGCACCGGCACGGCCAGCCACTCGCAGATCTCGGAGTAGGACTTCCACCCGAAGCCTGTGACGGCATTGGGATGCAGGTGCCCGGACGTATACAGGCTTAGGGCCTCGCTCTTATCCTTCACCGCCATGCGGTCCAGAATATTGAAGGTGCGCGTGGTGAAGGGCCAACCCCACTGCGCCTGGATCTCGGCCTTGATCTTGGCCGCCTGCGAGATCTGGCTGATGCGCTGCTTAGTCAGGCCCATGACCTCGCCGATCTGTGTGATACTCTTGCCCTCGGCCCTCATCTGCATGACCTCGGGGATGAGGTGGGCCACCTTGGTGTACTTCTTCTTGGTGGGATTCATGGCTCAGTAGGGGAGGTCGTCCTGCTCCACTTTAACCTGGGCTTCCTCGTCAGCCTTGAACTTGGCCTGGTACCACACCAGGCCGTTGATCAGGCGCTTGTCGTCCGCGGTCTGCTTAACCTCGGCCCGGGCCTTGGGCAGCCAGTGCTCGATCAGGCTCGTAATACTCTCCTCGGTCAGCTCCCGGAGCTCGATGCCCTTGTGCTTCCCGACGTGAACCTTGACCTTGGACGCATCGTCCGCCGGAGGCTGTCCACCGCCCGAGGTCTTGCGGAAGCTCGAGTCGCCCGTTGCCGGCGCTGCCTTGCCCTCGGCTCCATCCTTCGCAGGCCGGTCCTGCAGCCGCACCCACAGCCCGCTCGCTGGCAGCGGCTCGCCTGCCTTGTGCGCCATGATGAGCTTGATGTTCGCGTAGGTCTTGCTCCCGTCCGCGCTCTGCTCGTGCCCGATGACCAGGCTGGCCGGCCGCCCAATGAGGCTCTCCAGATCCAGACTCTTGTTCTCCTGGTCGGTCAACTTCCGGCCGAACCAGTCCTTGAGGAACTTGGTCAGCGCCGCCTTCTCATGCAGGCTCGGCACCATGGGCTTGGTGAACACCACCCAGGGCTGCACCGGGTCCCTGCTGTCGTCGATCAACTCGATCTCGAACGCGAACTTAAACTTCTGCTTCACGCCGTACTCGGTCTCGTACTCCTTCAACGGAGTCACGTCCACGCACACCGCCCGGCCCGAGAACTCGGGGCACGGCGCGAAGTCCTTTTTACCGCCTGTTGCACTGATAATCATACGTCTTACTTTGTGTTGTTGTTGTTGTTGTGTTGAATCGAGGCCTGCTTTTCGACCTCGGAAAGTTGCTGGGCCATGCGCTGGTACTGCGCCCAGTAGTCGGGCCATGCGTTCTTAATCTTGCGCAGGTTCTCTGGGTCGGCCACTAAAGCCGCGGCACCCAGCTTGCGAACGAATGACCCGCCGTATTCGATCATCGTGCGTGCTACGTCGAAGTCTTTCACTTGCTTGCCTTTCCACGCTTCCTGGTAAAGAAGCTGGTGAACTCGACTTTGACCTTCCTGGCAGCCCTAAAAGCCTCCCCGGCGTCCCGCTTGGTCAGGTGGTAAGGGCCCGTTCCCTCCTGTTGAATCTGTTGAGCTGTTTTCATTGTAGTATGAAGTCGAAGTTGATGTGCCAGGTGTCGCACAGCCTGTTGTAGGTGTCGTTCTTGATGCGCCAGGTGCGCGGGTCACGTGTGGTCCCGCTGTGCCGGCACTTGATCCTCACGTCGATGTTCTGAATGGCCGTGTTCCGCAACGGGTGATCGCTGGGGAGTTCGTGGAGTTTGGTGATCATGGTTTGTTTCTCTCCTCCTCTAATATCGTCAGCATTCCAGATGCAACCTGTCCATCTGAGCCGTCTCGGAAGAACGCTGTTGCCGCTCGGTTGATGCGGTCCTCCAGGTGCGCGATGCGCTCCTTAGCCTCCTGCAGTTCCTTGTAGGTTTTCACTGCGTCGATGGTTCTCATTTCCTCGATGGTCATGGTTTCTCGGTAGTAAGTGATTTGATGTATCGGTTCCTCTTCCGTGGTGTCAGCCCGATGATGTAATGTAGCACCTCAACCGCGTTGATTGAGTGCAGCAGTTTCCAGTAAGGTCTGGAGGCTTCCAGATCCTTGGCTCTTTGCATATCCACCACCAGCACCTCGCTGGTCATTGTGTGCTTGTAGATGAATGCGGGGTTCATCTTCCCTCCAACCATTTCTCCAAGTCATGGAGTTCATCCACTTTGGCTTCGAGTTCTTTGATGCGTTTATTCGCTCCAGCCAGTTGCCTCTCTAGCTGACGGGGGAAGCCAGCCTTCACGAAGTGCTGGAACGCCACGGTGACAACCGGCTGTCGGTCTGTGCGCGGTGTTTTGCTGACGACCTTTTTGTTGGCGTTAACAAGATGGCTCACAGCTTCACCTCCTTCTCATTCCACAGCAGCAGATCCGCTCGCAATGCGTCGTTCTCCTGCTCCAGTTGCTTGATGCGCTCATTGGCCGCGGTGAGTTCGCGTTCCAGCCTCCTGCACAGCATACCAAGATCGGCCACGTTGTGAGGAGTGCTGTCTGATATTGGGGTGTCGCTCATTTCGCCTCCTCCCTCGCTTTGAGCAATGCGTCGGCTATTTCGTAAGCCATAATCGCGCTCTGGTTTATGTTGTTGTACCACCCCACTTCATTGATTGCCTTTGCCGCGAAGTAGTCGCGCAGGGTCATCCCGATTTGTGGACTCGTATGTCCATCGGCTACAGTTCTTGCAAACGCCGGTCCTCCGTCGTTGATTGGTGCGCTCATTTCGATTCCTCCACCTTCACCATCGGAACAAAGTCCAATCGGTTGCTCTCGTCGATTGCGATTCCCCAATTGTTCCTGCGGCAGGAGAGTTCGGTGGCGTTGTAAACTTCCACCACCTTCTCGTCCGGCAGGTAAATGGACAGCAGTCCTTTGAATGTTAGTCGTACCGTCTCTGATTTGTTTTTCTCGCTCATTTCGCCTCCTGTCTCTTTAGATACTCACTGACCGCTTCATCCGCAACGTACTGCAGCTTATAGCCTTTGCGCTTTGCGTATTC